CCGCCCCGGAATGAACCAGGGCGGCAAACTTATTTATTTAATTTCATCAATTCAAAAATTATTTGAACCGGTAAAAGCAAGATCAGCAAAACTATATACACATTTACACCGCCTTATATTGAGGAATACGGGTATAACCTTCAAACACATAAAGAACCAGATCAGAAGGGGAACACCCCTCAACGGCTGCAAGCTCTTTTCTAATGCCCTCTTCATCTTGAGCCGTGATATATACACTATACCCGTTAATATTAAGGGGGCTATCTGTATCGGGGTTAAATTCTCCATCGTCTATAATCCACTCTGAACCCATGTTAAAATATTCTATTTCAAAAGCGGCCAACGCTTCCCGGTTCCAATCATCCACGGAATAAAAAATCTCGTTCCAATCACTCTGACAGCAACCCCGGATAATTTTCCAGCCCCATTTTTTCCCGTCCACGATAGAAAGAACCCGGCAAAAAATATTGTTTGTTTCAGCTCTACTACATTGTGTATAAGCCTTTACAAGCCCTTGCAAGGCGGTTATATCGTCCTGGCTATATTCACCCTTGGAGGGCGGTAAAAATTCCTCTATGGCCTCTTGTGCGCTCTCGTAAAAGGCGGAATAATAACCGCCTGTTTCAAGGTCTTCTAAAGCCTCTTGTAAATCGCCATTATCAAGGGCGTTTTCCACTAATGTAAAAACCGCCGTTTTTCGTTCCTTAAAATCCCGATTGCCACAAACAACCATATTTTCAGGAAACAACCCATCTTCAAAAAGTAAACTTTCTTGAAATTCCGGGTTTATCTGTTTGGCGTAAATTTTCATAGCTGCACCGCCTTTACATAATAGGCCGGGTAATATCCAATTTCATAATTGCAGTTATACCTACGAAACGCATTTACTACCGTTTCAAATTCTCTATTACGGGGAACAATGGTATTAAAACCATCATTCCCAATATGGGGAAATTCTTCTTTCTGACAATCAACATAAACGCCCCACACATTGACCGGTGACACCTTGCAAGCGCACAAGCGAATAATTTCCCCGGCATTATATCGCTTTTCCGCTTCTTTCTTGCTAATACGAATATAGCCGCCTATTTCAATATTTCGCATGATATACCACCCCTTAAAACAACCGGAATAAATTAGAAGAGCGAGCTAAAATAACTCCATATTCCCCTGTCACTTTATCCCAAATCAAACCGCCGTTCATGCCATAAATTCCCCGGCTAACTCCTATTTTCTCATACCATTTTGGCAGTGTGTCCGGGTCAACCTCTGTTAGATCACGGGCCAGCCCTAAACGGACATACTCTTTTAACTGTTTTCTTGTGTATTGCTTCATCGTCCCGCCGCCCCCTTTACTAATTCTTGATAGATTAAATGAGTTAAAAGCCGTTCCGCCTGTTCTTCCGTGTATTGCGCTCTTTCCCGCTCCGACTGCTCCAAAATGTTTCCCAGGTCAACCACGGCGGAACGGTTATAGTAATAACAAGTATCTAACACACTGGGCAAGCCCTGGCACCAGTCTATAAATACCGCTTCATTAGTAAAACCTTTTGCCGCCTGATATTCCGGCGAATAGTATTTTTCACTGGCGTGAACTTCAAGAATAAATCGGGCCACATTTTGAAAAGTGCAAGGGCCGGTAAAATCATACCCGCACGGCTCGAAATGGTCTAAAATATACTGCCTTACATTCTGGCGAGCTTTTTTATTTGTTGTCTTCATTGTCTTTTCTCCCTTCTCTTTACCAGTCGAACCAAACCGAAAATATTTTCCCGATATTCTTTTAACCGCTTCATTGCTTCGGCCCTGGTATATTCACAATCTTCAATCTCCCACCCGTAACCGTAATTTGTTTCAATGTCCCACCGGTCAACGGTTTTTCTAACATACGCCATTTATACCGCCCTTCTTTCTGCATCACTGAATATCTTTTGTGTCTTTAATATACACTGAATAAATTCAGTTGTCAATAGGAAAATACAAAATATTTTCAGTGTTTTCTATACATTATAAAAGAGTAAAGAAAAGTACACTTTTCCAGACAATCGGCCCAGGCTGCGCCAGATCAGCCAGGAGCCAGAGGCCAGGGCGCA